GGCCGACCTCCGGGCCGCTCGAGTTGCATATGCAGGGGATATGCAGTCCCCGGCCACGGAGCCGGTGCCCGCCTGACCTTGTGGGATGGGGGGGGTTGACAGCCGACAAGCACCCCCCTATCCTTCACGGGTCGGCAATGACGCCGACCTTCTATCGGGGGTTGTGATGAAGGTTCACTTTAATGGCAAGTACGGGATGGTTTGCAACACCAACCGCACCCGCCTCACTACGCACCGCAGTCGGATGACGATTGATCCCACCAAGGTGACGTGCGAGCGGTGCAAGAAGTTCTACAACATTGAGTATTGGTTGACTCAACCTGATTACTCAATCATCCTCGTCCAGAAGTAACCCATCAAACCGGGGCCGCGCGGTGCGGCCCTTCCCCTATCAGGAGACCAACGCAATGCAACGTCAGGAACGCATCGCCCGTCAGATGGTCGTCAAGTACGGAATGACCACGGCCCGCATCAAGGCTGGAAGCCGCGCTGCCCGTGCTCTTTACATCGCCCCGGCCATCGAACGGCGCACGATTACCGAGTCCGACGTGTTTCGGTGGACGTTCTGGCATTGCGTCTCGGCATCGCTCAACAAGCTCGAACGGACGGCCCACTAATGCGCGACCCCCTCTCTGCCGGAGAGTTTCGGCTGGTCGGTCTGACCGTGTTCGCCATTGGCCTCGCCACCATCTGGCTCCTCTCGCGAATCACGCGATGAACTGGCACCTGCTTGCCCACGACGGGACCATCCAGCGCACGGTGACCGCGCCCGACAAGCCGACCGCCCAGCGGCTCCTCGGCCCCGGCCCCGTCGTCTCTGCCGCGTCCTACCGCTTGGATCGCCGCTTCATCCCACCCACGCCGCCGCCTGAAGCTCGGCCCGAGCGGGAAAAGGAGATTCCGCGCACGTCCGTCCGGCCCGAGGGGTACCTGACCACCAGCGAGATCGCCCATAAACTCGGCACCAAGGAGTCCCAAGTCCGGCGATACGGGGAACAACTCATCACCGCCCCATTGATGCTGAACGAGGACAACACCCGCCGCGCCTACTGGTCGCCGCATCAGGTCCGGCGCATCGCCCGACTGCACTACACGAAGCCCATAATCGGCCAGTCCCCGGCCAGCATTGCCAAGCGTCGGCTCACGTACCTCGAAGAGGTCATCCGGCCCCGCTACCTGAAACGCGCTGCCGAACGCCTCGCCAAGAAGTCCACCAGCCCCACCAATCGCGCCCCGGAGTCCGAATGACTGGCATCGTCACCGCGATCATCTGCGCCTACGGCCTCGGCCTCTTGTCCGGGATGCTCTGGTCCTACGGGGCGTCACCGACCCGCGAAAAGGCCATCTATGAGCAGGGCTTCAATGCGGCGATGGCCGTCATTCGCAAGCGCAACTCCGAGCGCGGCAAGAAAGCCGCCGCTCGCCGCCGGTCGGCCCAGCCGTGATCCTTCATTGCCCCGTATGCCACGACGGACGCTCCGACGCGGAAGCCATCAAGGTCCATAACCTCGAATGCGCCCTGACCGGGGAACGCGCCTACCCGCCACCACAGGATCACCGAAATGCCCCGTCTCGCCCGATTGCACCGCGCCGCTGATACCACGCTCACCGTGGCAATGCTTGTCGTGACGCTGCCGTTTCTGATTGCCTTGTCGTCCATCCTCACGATCCGCACGGCCTACCGCACCGCCTTCAAGCCAAACCGCGACCAATGACCAACGGCAAAGGCGACACCCCGCGCCCCTTATCCATCCCAGCCGACCGCTTCAAGGCGAATTGGGATGAAACGTTCCACGGCTACGTTGACACGCCCGGATACGCGCCAACCGAGGATGAACTCCCGAAGCCCAAGCCAACCGAAACCCTCGGAAACCCCGAGGAGTAGTATTCACGCCTGACAAGCTGACGCGTGGTGGGGTGTAACCGTCCCGACTTGCATTCGGTCGCCACTACGCTCGTAAGGCCGGTGAGGGCACGTCTCCTCCGAGCATACCCGCCCGTTGACCCGACCTCGCATCACGCGTCACGCTTGCCGAGTGTCCAATCCGTCATAGATTGACTGCATATGGCACGACCCAAAGGACTACCCAAGACCGGGGGCCGGAAGAAAGGCACCCCGAACAAGGCGACCAAAACCGTGCGCGAGGCGTGGATCGAAGCCTTCGCGCTGGTCAACGAGCGTATCCCGCTTCACGAATGGGGCGCAGCCAACCCCGAGAAGTTCTACCCGCTCGCCACCAAGCTCATCCCCATCGACGTGACCAGCGGCGACAAGCCCATCGCCCCGTCCGCGATCCGCGTCGAACTCATCGCCCCCTCCATCGAGGACTAATGCGCTTCTTGTCTCTGGGTGCCGGTGTGCAGTCGTCCACCGTCGCCCTGATGATTGCCAATGGGGATATTCCCCCAGTTGACGCGGCTATCTTCTCCGACACCCAATGGGAGCCGCGAAAGGTGTACGAGTGGCTCGACTGGCTGGACGCCGAAATCCAGCGGTCGCCGCATCCGTTCCCGATTCTTCGCGTCACCGCTGGTAACATTCGCGACCATATTATCGCTAAACAGGGAACAACCGGGAAGAACTTTGCCTCGGTCCCGTGGTTTGTTCGTGCGCCAGACGGCAGCAAAGGGATTGGGCGTCGGCAATGCACACAGGAGTACAAGCTGAAGCCCATCCTGCGCGAGAAACGTCGGCTCCTTGGCTACGTCCCGCGGCAGCGCATTCCAGTCGGATCGTGCGAGACCCTTATCGGCATTTCGCTTGATGAAGCGACCCGGATGAAAGAGTCAGCCGAGCGGTGGAACACCAACGTCTTCCCGCTGATTGACCTGCGGATGACGCGGCAGGACTGCTTGACGTGGATGGAACGCAAAGGCTATCCCAAGCCGCCGAAGTCGTCCTGCCTCGGGTGCCCGTTCCATTCCAATGCCCAATGGCGCGAAATCAAGGCCGACCCCCAAGCGTGGTCGGATGTCGTGCAAATTGACCGCGCCATCCGTAAACCTGTGCGCGGAATGCGCGGCGAGCAGTATGTCCACGCTTCGCTGGTGCCCCTTGAGGAAGTTGACCTGTCAACCGCCGAGGAGCGTGGTCAGGTCAATATGTTTGAGAACGAATGCGAAGGGATGTGCGGGGTGTGACGGCCCTATCCGTCCCCACGCCCAAGGCGTTCGGGTTCCTCTACACGCCGACGCTGGGCCAACTCCGCTACCGCGTGGCCTACGGGGGGCGTGGATCGGCCAAGTCGTGGCAATACGCTCGCGCTCTGCTCATCCACGGCCTGTCAACGCCGCTTCGGATTCTCTGCGCTCGGGAGTATCAGGCCAGTATCCGGGACTCGGTGCATCGCGTCCTCGCGGACCAGATTGACCTGCTTGGCCTTTCCGGGTTCTACACGATCCAAGAGTCGGCCATCTTGGGTGCCAACGGGACCGAGTTCCTGTTCAAGGGCTTGCGGCGTGACATTGCCCAAATCAAGTCCACGGAAGGCATCGACATCTGTTGGGTAGAGGAGGCAGAGGCCGTCTCCGACCATAGCTGGCGCACCCTCGTCCCCACGATCCGCAAGCCGGGGTCCGAGATTTGGGTGACGTTCAACCCCGCGCTGGAATCCGACCCGACCTACCAGCGGTTCGTCAAGTCGCCACCCGAGCGGTCGGTCGTCCGGCTCGTCTCCTACCTTGACAACCCGTGGTTCCCGTCGGTTCTGAAGGAGGAAGCAGACGCCCTGCTCAAGGCCGATCCCGAGGCACACGCGCACGTCTGGGGTGGCAAGCCGTGGGCGCGGTCGGACGCTCAAGTCTTGGCTGGCAAGTGGCGCGTGGCCGAGTTTACCCCCGGTGACGGCTGGCAAGGCCCGTACTTCGGCGCGGATTGGGGCTTCGCGCACGACCCCACGACCCTCGTCAAACTCTGGCTCCACGACGGGCGGCTTTACATCGAGTATGAGGCTGGCGGCGTCCAACTTGACAGCGATGCGACGGCCAAGGCGTTTGACACGATCCCGGACGCCAGAGCCTACGTCATCCGAGCGGACGCGGCACGGCCAGAAACGATTGCCGAGATGAAAAAACGCGGGTTCCGCACCGAGGCCGCGCCCAAGTGGTCCGGCTCGGTACAGGACGGCATCCAGCACCTTCGAACCTATACCGACATCGTGATTCATCCCCGGTGCCGACGGGCGATCGAGGAGGCCCGTCTCTGGCGGTACAAGACCGACCCGCGTACCGAGGAAGTCCTGCCCCACTTGGTCTCCGGCAACGACCACATCTGGGACGCCGTGCGCTACGCCTTGTCGCCGCTGATCAAGAAGGGGCCGAGCGTGTTTGTCGTCTGACACGCCAACCCTTGCGCGGTTGCTTCCTTTCGCGTAGGCTTGTGGGTGGCGGGTTCCACCCATTATAGCGGGGCGCACGTTTGACACCTCCCAAGCGCAAGCCGTTTCTGGTTCGCGTGAGCGATGCGCTCCGC